CAAACATTATGGGAGTACCAGCCAAATTAACAGAACGACAAATAAAGTTTGCAGAGTTATTAGTATATAACGAAGGCAGACTTTCACCAGCTGAAGCAGCATTTCAAGCAGGGTATAAAACACGTCCAAGACAAGCTGCATCAGAGTTAAGGAATCCAAAAGTATCTCCATTAGTAGTCAAGTATATAGGAGAACTAAGATCAGAGGTACAGGAAAAGTATGGTATTAATTTTGAAAAGCACATATCTGAACTGGCCCAAATTAGAAATCAGGCATTAGAAAAAGGAGCTTGGTCTGCTGCAGTAAATGCAGAAGTTGCTAGAGGTAAGGCCGGTGGATTATATGTAGATCAGAAATTGGTTATGACAGGCAATGTAGATAATATGTCTGCAGGTGAAATTAAAGACAGACTTAAAAAAATCTTAGAAGACAACAAAGAGATAATTAATATTACGCCGGAAGATGTAAAATTAGAAGAGCTAAAATTGCCAAAAGAGTCAAACCGTGAATCCGATTAGTCATCTCATTTATCATACAATAAAATTCATGTACTCTAACTTTTATTCTTTTTAATAGTTCCATAATTAACCCCCTGTGAGTTTGGTCCCTTCCTTGGTGGAAGTAGATCCCATTTTACATTAGGCATGTTCTTTGTCAATGTAGGATTTCTTTCTGCTTTATTTTTTAATGATTGCTTATAGCTTTCATTTAAATCAAATTGTTCTTGTTCTATTTTATTTTTCATTTATCTTTTCCATTTTTATCACACATCCTTTTGGAAATACATTACGATCTGAAAATAGTTCATCATTAGCTTCATAACTTGCAAACGTTCTAACATTTTTATTATCTTTATTAAGTAAATATGCGTGAGTTACCATAACAGATGGCATAAAACCTTCTGCTGTATGTAAGTCTGCGTGCCCGCTATCTCCCGTGATATCCAGCCATGTGATTTTGTAGAAGTAATATCTTTTCTTCTTAATCACAACAGATTTGTATTTTGATTTCTTGAGTCTTTTCATATTGATCTTATACTGTATAGGGGAATATTTGGGCAAAAAAGTTTTCTAAAAAACAAAAAAGGTCGCGCGCGTCGAGTACATTCTGAAAAAGTTGTTGGTAAATATAGCTTATTTGACTGTGCCACGGTGTGCCACGGGCCTTGGCACACTATTATTGGCCTATACCAACAATAATAAGCCAAAATAGGGGTGTGCCACCTGTGCCACCAGTTTTTTTTTATCACTGAAAAAAAAATTTGCTCAAATATTCCACTTACATCTGGCACAGCTACCTATCTTTCTGCCCCATTTTAGACACAAATGAGATACTGGACACATTTGTGCCATAATTAATTATTTTCTTAACACCTGGTCCCTGCAGCTCTATATCTGCGTATGGCTTCCATTGTTTACGAATCAGATTTAATTCTAAAATCAGATTCGACCATTGTTTGGGACTTATGTCTTTCCCGACTATAGTTACCTTTTTCATAATCTATACATAATTTACCATCTAGGTGGTCCATCTCATGCTGTATGCATCTGGCCTCTAAATTATAAAATGTTTTTTTGTGCTCCTTTCCATCTTGGTTTTGATACTTTAGAATGATTCTAAGGTGTCTTCTTACCTCTCCAGTTTTACCTGGGGCTGATAGACATCCTTCGTTATCACATAATGTTTCATCAGATTTCTGTAATATTTCTGGATTTATAAATACTTCAGCTCTGTCTCCACCACGTGAACAATCCATAACAAAGATACGAAGATTATAACCAACCTGAACTGCTGCTAATCCTATACCATGGTGTTGGTACATAGCTTTTAACATAAATTTTGTAAGTCTTTCAGTCTTATCATCTAGTGGAAAAAGCACGTCTTTACTCACTTTTCTTAAAAATACGTCAGGATACTTGACCAATTCTATATACACGAGACCCTCACGCTAGCGAGAGTCCCGCTGTGTACACTTATCCCTTGGGATTCTTTAACTCTGTTTAAATGTTCTTGATCTAAATAATTCATTTTTATCTGCCTTAATTACTAATCTTGCAGGATTAGCGTCACCAATAATATTACTCTCTTGTATTTCTATTCTACGCACATCTTCTAAATGTCCTGTCATAGTTTCAATGTAAACAGGACAATCAGATATCATTGTACCCTTTTGCCCATTAGTGAATTTTGCTAGTATTTCCTGTAGATCTCTTAGTCTCATTTATCTTACTCCCTATTATTTTTACTAATTCGTACCATTTTTTTTTCCACATTTCTTTCATATCTCCACTTGTCTTGCTATACATAGTATAGATATTATCCAGTCTTTTTTGATCTTCTTTTATAATACTCATCAACCCTCCTTAAAAAGTTATGTTTATGTTTTTGGAATTCTAACCCTTCAATTACAAACTCTTGATAGTAATTATCTTTACTACACATCATCACCACACCTTTGGTAATTTGTGTTTTGTAAATAAAATTGTGTGCCATTGCATACGCTGCTAATTGCAAACAATAATCTTCTATCCATTCTCTTTTCTTTGGCTTGTTGGTCTGTTTGAAGTCTATAATCGCGTCCTGTCCTTTGTGTACTGCCACTAAATCTGTTTGCCCTGCGTATAGGCCTGGGTAATACAAAGTACATTCTGTGCCATAGTATTCAGGAACATTGCAAAGACCTTGCTCTATGACCCTGATAGCCATGGTATGTGCTTGTTTACCAACGTTAGTAAGATCAAGATAACCTTGCTCTAAAATATATTTCTCAAGAATTTTATGCATCGCCGTTCCGCGCGCCGCAGACTCTGATACAATCTTCTCAGCAGCACTATCCCCGATCCGCTGTGCCCAGTTCGCTAAACTTTGTTTCTTCTCCTCGGACTCCGTAGCTTTCAATATCGTCGTGACACTCGGTAATTTTTCTTTTCCAACATCGTAGTGACGGACCCCTTCAATAGATTCACGGACCGTTTTTGGGTATACAAAACAATTATTTCTTTTCATCGTCCTCCATAACTTTATTAATTACATACCACGTAATAAGTGCGCCGACAATCAATGCCCCCATACTAAAAAAAAACATACTTAGTCCGTGATAAAAACTCATTCTAAGTGCATCGCCGCTTTGTATTCATCTAATGATACTATTTTATTATTCATAACTTTTAATTTACGATCAGAATAGTGATTTATAATTTTTTGTATCTTATTTAATTTTACGTGAGCATATGGAAACAAAGCACAACAAACATAAAACGCATCTTGATGAGAGCAACGCCATCGCCATTGCTTCTTCCAACCAACCGTATAAGCTGTTTTATATTTTTTCTCTGTAACTGTTCCAACACCCAATACTTCCATAACCCATATTAATATAGATTTGTCAGTCATGGCTATCTCTAATCTAATTTGCCAAGTTGGATAAGGTTTTATATTGTGAGGTCTTTTACGCATGTATTGTTTGTAAGATACACATCCCTCACCATCAAAGAGTCCTGCTATATAAGCTGCTTCTTCACTTGTCATCTTTATATAAAATCCTTTCTTTGCCGTCGTAGTCCATATAATAACCAACAACTTCTCTTTTCTTTCTGTTGTATTTCTTTTTGTTAGGTATTGTTTGTGATTTAAATTTTGGTGTTCGAACTTGTTTGGCTACAGGGTTCTTGTTCACTGCAGCCTCTTTTCCATAGCTTCTAAAAATTCCCATGAAGGCTCTTTTATTTCAATCTCTCCTTGATTGTTACAAGTATTACAATCAAATATTGCTTCTTCTCTTCCTTCTTCTAACACCATTCAAATATATCCATTGCCATGACAATGATTACAAATGGCTTTATGTTTTACTTTTGCCATTTGCTTTTGCACCTTTGTTATCTAGAAAAAATCTAATTAATCTTCCAATCATTGTAGATCTTGTTCTATTAGTTTTTGTAGCAAGTACGCCTAGCTGCTCCCAGTCTTCTTTTTTAACTGATAGTGATTTAAATTTATTTGGATCAGCCATTATCTATTCCTTGTATTGTTGCAGATACAAAATTGTTTTTTTTGTTTCTGTATTCTATATGATATTCTTTTTTAGGATCAAGTTTACGTCTTAATTTTTTTAAAGACATAGCTTCCATTTGTTTTGTTTCTCCAACTTCAACATGGTCTTCTTGAGGTATTGGAGTTAGTTCTCTTACTTTGTATGTATATCTCATATTTCCTTTCTTGTTTTGATTATTCTCACATATGGGAATATATACTATAAAATAGGGATTGCAAGTATTATTTTTTTAAGATAAAAGAAAAGTCTCTTCTCACACCTTTTGTTTGTGCG